TTCCGCATGGTTCCCAGTGTCTTCCGGTATCCGGCATCCAGCACCTGTTTCATGCCGCCGTCCTGCCGGATGTCCACAGGGGCTTCGCCGGCTGCTTCGTGGGTGTCGTTGTCGATCTCCACCGTCTGCACACCGGCATCCTCAAACATCACCCGAACCTGTGCCACACTGGCATCTGTCCGGTCTGCGATCATCTGCAAAATGTCATCATACAGGATACCGGCAGTTTGCAGCACCTCTGCCTGATAGGCGGTGGTTTCCGACACAAACCCCATACGCAGCATCCGCCGCACCATGTCCGCCACAATATCATCTTCCAGCTGCTGATACAACCCCAGCAGCTGAGTCACATCCGGCTCATAATTTTGCATCAGATCTCACCACCGGAAAATAAACCGCCGTCATCCTGCCGCTCCGGCATCATCTGTGCTGCCTTTTCTTCGGAGCAGTCAAAATACCACGCCAGAAACAGAGACGGTTTCAGAAGTCCGTCCCGTACCATCTGCACACGCCGCTGATACTCCACGTCCGGATCTTCCAGCACACCGTCCCCGAAGTTAAAGGTTGCCTTGACCGGTGGGCTGCTCTGATTGCGGTAGTAGTCCTGATAGAACTGCATCCCATAGAGCATCTGCTCCAGTGCGTTCCGCAGATTTTCCTGAATGTCTTTTACACGGGAAAAGCTCCGCTGCTTGGAACTTCGCACTTCCTCTGCGGTTTTCTCCACATCGGATACTTCGGAGAGTGTGCCGTAGGAAAGCCCCACCGCATTCTCGATCCGCCGCAAAATCTGATTGAACGCATGGAAATAGGCAGTGTCCCGGACTTCCGGAGAAAAGGTATTGATAAAGGACTGCCCGTCCGTTTTCTCATAGCTGCGGAACATCCGCTCTCTGCCTTTCGGCAATACCGGCTTGCCGTCCTTGTACCGGAACAGATCCTCGGTGGCATCAATGGCACGTTCGGACGATTCCAGTTCCCACAGAATCCGTTCCCAGTGCTCATCCGCATCCCGGATAAAGTCCACGGCATCGGCAAAGACCGAAACGCCCAGCGGTGAAGTGGGGTCGATGTTGTTGGAATCCGGTGTCTGAAAAATGGCAAACAGCGGACGCTGTACGTTTTCATACACCTTTTCCGGCAATACATCCGCCCACTGCGGCACTGCATCCAGACTGCACTCTGTGCCCAGTATTCCCGGACTGGCAGAACAGAAACAGCGGTTCTGAATGGTATGTGTCTGCCGCACCTGGGAATAGACGTGCAGCTCCAGACGGGTGTAATAGTTCTTGCCAATAGAGATCTCTTCCGGACACACCACCGCATCACAGGAATCGTCCGTGTAGTTCACTGGGAGATAGGCGTTCTGCGGCACAATGTCCACCGAAACGCCCTGTGCCGTGAAATAGGGTTTCAGCAGCAAGCCGCCAATGGCAAGCCCGAAGTCCATTTTCCGCCGCAGCTTCGGCAGCACACGGCTGACCGCCTGTTCCAGTTCTGCCGCATCGTGTACCGTGGCGGAAAATTCCGTCAGTGTCAGCCGTTTCAGCTCCTGTGCGATATTCGCCGGAATGTGACAGGAACGAATGCGGTTCCGGATCCAGCCGGCACGGTTCAGATATAACTCTTCCCACAGCTGCATCTGTTGTATCATATCACCGCTGAGCAGGCAGGGCACCTGCATGGCTGCGGCGATCTGGGTTGCATCGATCATGGCATCACCTCCTCGTTGTCATCTGCCGGTGGCATCCGGTATTCCCGCAGCGTCCGCTGCATCGCCGTCCGGACGAAATACCGCATATCGTCCATGGCGTGGTCGTTGGTCTTGACCACAGCATCTTTTCCTTTGGCTTGGTTGTCCCAGCAGTACAGACCGAACTCCCGGATAATATCCGTACAGCCTTCACAGATATGAATGCGTCCGGCTTGCAGCAGCGTGGACGTGTCACGGATGCCGTCCAGAACGCTGTTGTTGGCTTTCCGCACCCGAAATACCCCGTGCCGCCGGATACACTCAATAAAGCTGGCGGCAGACGGGTCTGCGATCACATACCGCACATAGGGGGCAATGTCTCCGGCAAGCTGTTCCAGAGCCGCATAGTGTTCCTCGTCCGTTCGGGAATGTCCCTCTTTTCGGGCATCATAATAGTACTCCCGCAGTCGGGTGGCATAGCCGTCCCCGGACAGGTGCCATAAGCCGACAGAGGTCGGGTTCAGTGTACCGTAGTCACAGCTGAGATAGAACTCGCCGGAATGCACGTCCGGCACCGTGTCCGGAATGACGTGCCGCAGCTTCTGGAACTGCGGATACACCAGACCGTCCGCCATGACCCACTTGCCCAGGACATACCGGTCATAGAACACACCGGAATACATCCGCTCATACCGTTTCCGGACAGATACAGAGAGAGCACGGTTGTCCTCCATGGTGAAATGCAGGTGTAGCCGGTTCTTTTCGCCGGCTTTCCCGTGTACGCTGTCGATCCATTCCTTGTACAGCCAGTGTTCCTCGCTGCCGTCCGGGTTGCAGTTCATCCAGATCTTAGAACCGGTGACAGAGCATCTCGCCGTTGCCTGATCCACAAAAGAACGGGGCATCAGTGCCACCTCGTCCAGCAGGACACCGGCAAGGGTGATACCCTGAATGAGTGCATAGCTGCTTTCGTCCTTGCCGCCGAAAAAATAATAGCGGTTGTGATGCCCCCGCCATTCCACGTCCATATAGTTCTTGGACAGGTTGATCTTCGGCTGCATCACGCCTGCCATCCACTTCTGGATCGGCGTGACCACATTGCGTTTCAGGCTGTCGATGGTCTTGCCGCAAAAGGCAAACGTCTCATGGTCAAAGCTCCGCATACTCCACAGCAGATAGCCGATGCTCATTGCCATGGTCTTGCCGGAACGGACAGAGCCGTCACAGATGATGGCATCATACTGCCGGAATTTCGGCATTGCCCACCAGAGCATGGCTTGTATCTGCTTGGGAGAAAAAGTCTGATAGATCATGCCAGTCCCTCCTGCAATTTCTCAAACAGATTGGTGATCTGTCCGTTGTCCTCTTCTTCGGCTGCTCCGGATGCCGCCGCCTGTAGGGTGGCGGTGATCTTGGTCTCTGCCCGGATCAGCTCCGGATTGCTTTGCAGGAACTCGTACAGTTCCATGTGCCGTTTCCGGAATTCCTCCGCCAGCTTTTTCCGTTTCTTCGGCTCCGGGGTATTCAGGTAGGCAGAGAGGAACGTCTGCAAATCGGTAAAGTCCGCTTGCGGAATGGATTTCCGCTTGTCCTCAAATTGCAGGATACCGTCCGCCAGCTGGTGGATGCTCTTTTTCTTTCGGCTGTTCATTTGCAGTCACTCCTTTCAGAAAAAATGGTCAAAAAAATACGGACGCTGTACGCCCGTATATTGCGTGTATTCTTTTTGGGTGTTGTTTTTCGCAGAAAAATCTTCAAACGATTCTAAACGCCCTCTGAACGTTCTTAAACAGGGTATGCTTCGCCATTCGGAATCTTTTTGGAAAAGTTCCGTTCGGGGTTCAGGCAATACCGCACAAAGAGCTGCAAGAAGTATTGCCTTTATACCATATACCGCACCCTGTGGGACGAATCAACCACAGCAGCGACAGGCATACTGATTTGTTTCACACACGCTCTTAAATGCCGATTACCGGCAGTGTGACCGTGTAGTCATGTCCGCAGATGGAGAGCCGCACACGGGCACGCCGCTGCCGGAGATCCAGCCGCACCACATTGTTCCAATACTCCCGGAGCACGCCGGACAAGACCATCTTGTCCCCCTGCAATGTGGTATAGATGCGGGACGGGGCAATGGGTTTGCCGCCGTTCCAGAGCCATCGGATATATGCTTCCTCGTGGGGCTGCAACTTGCCCAGCGTACAGCCGGACACTTTCAGAAATCCGATTACGCCGTCTGACTGTACCACGCTGTCATACTTCTGCCGGTCGATTTCTTCCTCCAGAAACAGATAGCCGGGAAAGACAGGTTCTGTGATACTGTTCCATTTCCCGTTCTTCCGGATGTCCATGGTTCGCTGCGGACAGCGTACCAGATGCCCTCTTTTCCGCAGCAGCACAGCCACTTGCAGATCTGTGCCAGGCTTCACCTGTACCACATACATACTCATGCCTTTCCCTCCTTGGCTTTGGATTTGATAAACTTCTTGACTTCCTTGTAGAGATCCGGTCGTTCTGCCGCCATGGCTTCATAGATCAGATCCTTGAACTGCTCTGCACCATTTTCCAGCAGATCCCGTGTCTTGGTGTCCACGTTCTTCTTGTACGCCACTGCACGGGTGAGTGCCACGGCATTTTTGGACAGGGTGTCAAAGTCGATCTCCGACAGCCTTTCCTCCGGCAGCTTGTTGATGGCATCCAGCATCTGATTGCAGAGCAGGCGGAGAATGCCGTCTGTCATGTCCAGATCCGGATAGCGGTCGGTTTCTTCCATGATCGCCCGGAAGTTCTCCTGACTGAGCCGCAGTGCGTCCAGCGTACTCATGAGATTTTTCGCATATTTTCCCACCGCTGCCAGAGAGATGCTCACGCCGTGGGACTGGATATAGTCCACGATCTCCCGGTAATAGGCACCGGTCTTGATCATCTCGTCTACGGTCTCTTTGACTGCCGGTTCCAGATTGTCGATCTTAGAATGCTTTCTGCGTCCCATGCAGCACCTCACACGTCAATACATTCGTCCTTGCGGACACAGGCAATGATCTTGATACCGTCCGCCGATACCTTGGCTTCCAGCTGTTCCATTGCCGTGTCTGCCAGTGTCGTACACGCCTTGGAATCCATGTGCCGCAGCCGGATATATCCGGATTCCGTCAGATAGTTGATGCTGTCCCGGAATTCCGCCTCAGTCATGCTGGGCTCCAGTGCATAGCGGATGTCCGTCAATGCAACAAACTTGTCACGCAGCAGATTCACGGCTTTCAGCACCATGCCGTTATTCTTGAAAAATGCCTTCTGCCGGATTCGCTCTATCATTTCTGCCTGCTCCAATGCCGTTCCTCCTTACTTGCTGCAATAGCTGTCGATCTTGCTTTCCAGCCTTGCCATGGTGCGGATAAAATCCTCGTTCTTGGTGGTGTGTTCCTTGATGTAGTCAATGTTCTCCGACAATTTTTCCATAGATGCCTTGATCTCCCGGATCTCTGCCTTGGTGGCGTACTTGTCCGACAGCGTCAGCAGATTGTCACGCAGCTCCTGCACTGCCATTTCGTTCTTGTCATTGCGATCCATGGTGCGTTTCAGAAAATAGCCGATGATCCCAAGGATCACGGTGATCACCGTGGTGATGATAAACAGGATCAGTTCCTGTGTCACTGCATTCCCTCCCCAAAAGAAAAGTGCTATCATTACTTCTACTGTAATGATAGCACAGAAAAGAACGGTGCTGCAAATAAGGCAGATTTTTCAGGAATTTCAATGAGTTTTCGGGTTCAAAAGAACGTCATCTGGTGTGCTTCCCGGTCGGTGCTCTGGCGGTAGATGATGTCCCGGATGGTGTTCTCCGCCAGATTGAATGCGTGTGCCAGTTCCAGATAATTGGAACCGTCAAACCGGCGGAAGATCTCCGCATCTCTCAGACCGTTCATCACAGAATCCGCCTTGCTGATATAGATGCTGCTGCCGCCGTAGCTGGCGACCAGCTTCCGATAGGCTTCGATGCCGATGACCTCCGCGATTTCCAGCTGGCTGCCGTGCAGCTGTTCTATGGTCAGTTTATCCAGAGTCATGTTCTTTTGCCGCCTTTCGTTTTGCGTTTCGCAGATACCGTTTCAGCGTTTCGATCAGTTTCGCCCCGTCCTCCCGTTTGACCCAGTTCAGAGGGTGACCGGGGCAGGGGTCTTCCTGCAATACCTTTCGGACGATGCCTGCCATGCGTTCCCCCACCGGCACCGCAGAGGGCGAGAGCTTTGCCAGATCATACAGCAGCCGCCAGGCATACGCCTTTTGTCCGGCTGTCATTTTCCCCGGATACTCCGGGGATGCCGTTTTCTTTTTGGGACGCTGCTCCCGGAGCTGCTGCCGCAGCTCCGCCTCTACCGCTGCCGCCTCCGGTGGGGTGAGTTCCCGGACAGAGGTCTTGCCGCTGATACGGTAGACGATCATGTGAAACGGGTCTTCCTTGTTTCCCGATTCTACCAGCCCCAGCACAGCAGCAAGGCTGTACAGTGTCTGGGTTTGTCCTTTTGCCATACGCTTCACTTCCTCAGCCGATAATCTTTCTGGTTGTCCGGGCGTATCTCAAACGCATACCCTTTGGACATCTGAATGATCCTGCCGCCGATTGCTCCGTCAATTTGCCGCAGCTGGGGCAAAAGCCATTCCGTGGAGAGGATCGTCAGCATCTGATTTCTGGCACGATAGTCCAGTATCTCAAATGCCAGACGCACATCTGCACCGGATACCTCTGCGGTGCTGCTGGTCTTGAACAGATCGTCTATGTACAGCACATCGGCTTCCTTGTACGCTGCGATCTGTGCGGCATAGCTGCCGTCCGTCAGAGCAGCTTTCAGCTGATTGGACGCTTCACGCCACACCATGTACCGCACCGAAAAACCGTTCCGGATCATGCCGCCCACAATGGCGGTGCAGATGTGTGTCTTGCCGCATCCGGTCTGACCGCCGATATAGAACCACCTGTGCCGTTCCTGTAGGTACGCTTTGGCACATTGGAGAATGTGCTGCTGGAATGGCTGCTCTGCGGTGTAGTTCTGAAATGTGCAGATGCGGAGCAGGGATTCCAGACCGGATTCATGGATTCGCCGCAGGGTGTCTCTGGTTTTCATACAGCTGCACAGGCACATGACCTCATAGCCGTCCCGGATCTCTGCGATCATGCCCTTGTTGCGACACGTTTTGCAGTCATAGCCGGTCAGCGTGCCGGGCTGTGCATTGTACGCATCCACACGCATCTGCATCAGATCAGTATACGAAAGCCCCGTAGGGATCATCGTCGGGAATGTCATCTTCTGCGGCAATGGTCTCATCCTCCCATCTTCTCTGATTCAGCCATGTGGCAGGATGCGGAATGAACTTCCAGTTCTCTTTGCCCCAGTGATAGACCTTCCGCTGCCGTTCCAGCTCCGCCAGCATCTTCTGCAATTCCGTCTCGCTGGGCTGGATCTTCTCGAATGCCCGTCTGGCTTTCTCCTTGCCCACCTTTCGGGGATATGCTGCCCAAAATTGGTCGAAGCAGCGGTTTCCGGTGTCTGTTGGTTTTCTCATGCTTCCACCTCCTCATACAACGTGATGTCCGTGCAGTTCTGGCACAGATGCCGTTTCAGAGATCGGAAAGAACTCCAGTAGGGCGAATAGGTGTAGTAAATGCTGTTGGCAAGTACTGCCTCCCGAATGGCTTTTCGTTCCCGTTTCAGCTTTTCCTGCTCCTTTCGGGTGAGCAGACTGCGTCTGTGCTTCTGGAAGAATTTTCTGCGGATCTCACAGTCCTCCGTAATCCATTTTCCACGAATTTCGCCGTCAACATAGACCACAATGTACAGCTGCATCTTGTACCGCTGTGTCTGCAAAGACAGCGTGTAGCCGTCTGCCTGTAGCTTTACGATGCGGTAAGATGATTGCAGGTTCTGCTCTGCGGTTTCCCATTGTTCCTTCGTCATCGCCGCACCTCACGAAATGGTAAACCGCTTGCTTTCCGATGCAACGCAGTACTGGTCATAGAGTGCCTGGTGGGTCTCCTGAAATGCACGGCTGTCGAACCGGCTGCTGACCACTGTGGTATACCGCACGGTAAAATTGCCCACGTCCATTTCCTCCAGATGCTTCTTGTCCATCATCGCCTTGACCTGACTACGCAGCTCGTCCGCCTGCTTTTTCAGCTGCTTGCCGGCTGCCTCCAGTTCCTTGATCTGGTTGACGGCGGAGAGCATATCTGCCTCCTGTTTCAGTGTCAGTTTTGCTTTTGCCATAAGAAATACCTCCTGTATGAAAATAAATTGCCGACTCTGCATTTTCACGGGCTTGTCACCGTCCTTGGCTGCATTAGGCGAGAGGAGAATCACTCCTCTCATGGATAACTTTTTGTTATGTGACTTCGGTATCCCGATGCTTCGGGATATGTCTGGTGCGTTCTGTGTACCGGTGAAGAATGACCAGCTCCGTGCTGGTGTTCTTGGAGATCAGCCAGTCCTCCGGATGGAATCCGTAGAATGACAGGATCTTTTTCTGTGCCTTGGTGGGGCGTTTGCCGTTTTTCATCTCAGACCTCCATATCCATGTACTTTGCCATTGCCACCAGTCCCTCATAGCTGTAATCCTCGTTGTCATAGGCATTGGAGAACAGGTTGACCACGCCACGGATAGCCTGCGGTGTCTGGGCAATGCGGAACAGAAAATCAATTTCCTTTTGCCGTCCGTTCAGCATGGGAAACAGCTTGGCAATGTCCTCACGCTGGATCTTGGAACGGGTGTACAGCTTCTTCTGCTTTGTGCGGTTGGCGATCTGTGCGAACTCCGCCTTCTTGCTGCCGATGCGTGTCACCGTTTCCAGATTTCCGATGAAACAGATGCCCAGCGTCTGCCCGTGGTCGGCAAAATCATCGGAGAAGCTCCGCAGCACTTCAATGGTTTTCAGCGGCAGGTGCTGGGATTCATCGAAGATCAGCACCGTGCCGTCACTCAGCTTTTGCCGGATGGAATACCACAGGGCATCTCTGGAGCGTTCCACGGGAGCACCGATGCGGTCGGCGATCAGCCGCAGCAGGGACTTGATGCTGGTCAGACAGGGATTCAGCGTGATCAGTACGCTGTTGTTCGGGTGCTCTGCCACAAAGTGCTGTGCTGCCTTGGTCTTTCCGATGCCGGCATCTCCGGCGGCAATGGCAAGACCGCCCTTGATCTGGCAGACACCGATGATGTCATAGATCTCCGTGGAGATGCTGGTATCTGCATAGCCGGATTCCTGATAGGTCTGTCTGGTCTGATCCTTGACTCCGAAATAGCTTTCCAGTTTCGCAAACATCTTCTGCGGATTTGCCTGATAGCTGCCGGAAAACAGCTGGGAGAGTGCTCCCTTGGAGATGCCCAGACGGGCAGACAATGCAGACAGGCTCAGTCCTTCGTCCTTTTGCAGCTGCTCCAGCTTGCGGAGCAGGCTCTGTTGATGCTCTGTGTATTCCATGTGTTATTCTTCCTTTCGTCTTTGGGCGTTCTGCCGCATTTTTTTCAGGTCGATGGTGACCGGGATCATTTCGCTGCCGGAAACCATGCGGTGTTCTTCTTCCGTTTCTCCGGCTCGTACCGGTTCGATGGTCTTGGGATACCGGATCTGGAACCGTTCTTCCTTTGCCTTGGCGGCTCTCCGGATCGTGGCATCCAGGGAATCGATCCGCTGTGCGTTGGTCAGATCGGCGGTGATGCCCTTGACCTGATCCCGTACAAACTTCTTGGTGCGGCGGATCATCATTTCTGCGTTGGCGATCTCCTCCGGATTGGAGGTCAGATAGTCCAGCAGCAGAATGTCCGCCAGCTCCCAGGTAAACAGATACTGGTCTTGGGTGTTGTACAGCCGGACGGTTTTCAGGTCTGCCGGATCATACCGCACATAGACCTCCTCGCCCAGATGCAGAATGGTTTCCTCCGGATTCATGTACCAGATCTTTTCCCCGGCAAAGGTGATGTACACGCCGTTTCGCTTGATCTTCTGGGTTCTGGTGGATCGCATCAGCATCAGATTCAGCTCTGCGTCCGCCGCCTTGCGGATCGACCGGATCTCCTCGTTCCAGACATCCAGACGGCTCATGCCCCGGTACTTTGCCTCAGAGCCGCCGTACTCCTGCAAGTTGTACTCGCCGTCGATCCATGTTTCCAGATGGCTTCTGACCTCGTAGTCCTGCGGTATGGCTTTGTTCTTGATTCGCCGTTTCAGGCTTTCCGGACGTTCCAGGATCGTGCCGCCGCAGAAACCGCTGAACGATTTGGAAAACTGGCTCTTGACCGTGTAAAATGTTCGTTCAATGGGCTTTGCTTTCGCATTTCGTACAATGGCGTTGTGCATTTCAATGCCCAGCCGCTGCAAAATGGTAGGCGGCTCTGTGACATCCTGGTCAGATTTTCGGGTGCGGTGTCCTTTTCCGCCCACATCGTGGGTGAGAAATTCCCGACCGTTGTCGAAGTACACCGCTTTCGGGATGCCGAACCGCAGAATGCCGTGCCGCAGTGCCAGGATCGTGGACTGGGAATCCGGAGATTCCGTAATGTTCCAGCCGGTGATCACGCCGGACTTGGCATCCAGAAATGCTGTCAGATACAGGCGGTGAATGGTGCCGTGTTCGTCCAGAGACTGAATATCCAGTGTGTGGTTGTCGGCGATCCATACGTCATTCGGTTCCATCTGGTCATACATTCGGATGATGTACGGCATACAGCGGTCAGAAAACGCCTTTTCGCCCTCACGCATCAGAATTTTCGTTGCTTCTGCCACATCGTTGTCGATTCGCCGCCGAAAGCTCCGTTCAGACGGGATCTGTTCCATCAGCTCCGGGTGGAAATCCTCTGTCCAGCTGATCACATTGCGATAGCTGGCTCGGACAGTTGGCTGATTTTCGTCCAGCCAGAACCACAGAAACGCCTCCCACACGACTTGTGGAATGCCGCTGCTGTGCTTGTTCCAGCCGCCTCGTATCCCCAGCATACCGGCGAGATCATGCTCTTGATAGGCATTCCATTTGCGGTACAAAATCCCCGTGGAAACCTGTAGGTCTGGGTGCTCCAGCTGACACTTGCCCACATACAGCTTGTCATAGTCGGTTTTCTTGCTGTACTGGATGCGTCCGGCGTGCCATTCCAGCAGAATTGCTGTCCAGATCTGGATCTCCTGCCGCTGCTGTGCGGTGCAGTCCTCAATGGTCATTTGCCGCACGGCTTTTGCCTTTTTCTTCGGCTTCTGTGGTTTCGTTTCCGCCGAAATGGGCGTGGGCATCACGCCCATTTCCTGCCGCTTTTGCTGATAATATCTCGCCTGCAACGGCTCCGGAAATGCGGAGACCGGGATCTGATAACAGGGTTTATGGTTCTGCGGATGCTCTCGGAGAACCGCTGGTAAAACACCGTTTTTACATTGTTTTTGAAGTGATTGAACGCTGCACCCTTTTAGGGCTGCCGCTTCTTTGACGGATAAGTAGTCCATAGCTCCTCCTTTCCGGTCTGCCATCATCAGTGCCGGTAGACCAGTTCCGGCAGACAGCGGCTCTCTGCCGCTGTTTC